CTCAACCACAAGCCGGCCGTCTTTGATTTCGTACTTGTCAACAACGCCGAGTTGTTTGTTGGGATCGTGATTGAAGTTATTGGGAACCTGGCCGGAATCGAGGCGATCTGTGCGAATGCTCTTCTTATCGTGCTGAAGAATCTCATTCGCCGCACCCTCCCAATAATTCCGCAGATACGGGGTTTCACTGGATACGGCAAAGCGAAACCGGCCCGGATCGGGACCGGAGAGCCGTTCTCCCTCTTTCGGTTCCGCATCGATCTTCGCGGCCCGATATTGCATCGGAAGCGCTGTCGGCATGTTCTTAGTGCTCATATATTCACCATGCTGCGGAATGGAAAAAGCCCGCAAATAACACCCCGCCGACGATGACCTGTCGGCGGGAACCCTGTTTCAGCGGGCTTTTTCTCAGAGATCAGAGATCAATCAGGAGAACAGATGGAAGCTGAAACAGCGCGGGTTGGTAGTGGGAGCGGTTGTAGTGATGGTGAAGCTGATACCGATGACGCGCGCGGAGACGGTGGGCGGAGCGGTGGCTGGCGTGGTGTTACAGGTAACGCCCAGGTTGGAGCCCAGCGAGCTGTCTTCCTGCACGATGATGTGCGATCCGGACGCAACCGCAGAGTCATTGACCACCACAGTGGTAGCGCCGGCCGCCACAACCACAGAGCCGGTGAGGTCGTTGGCGCAAACCGCCGGGGCCGTCTTGGAGACGCAATCGAGGCCGCCGTAGATGGGATGCCCCAGCGTGTCATACGCGATGGGCGTTTGCTGCGCACTCTGCGCGCCGGAGAACGAAACCGCCAGCGCCAGCGCACATGCACAGATAAATCCGAAAACTGCAAACTTCACTTTCATTTTTCCTCCTCGGGAAAATGCCGGGTTGTGGCCGTTGGTCAGGCGGCGTTATTGACTCAGGGGTCAGAGATTCGGGGCCGGTAAAAGTCACCGTCCTGATTCCTGACCTCTGTTCCCTCCTGCTTACTCTTCGTCTGTCAAACTCCACAGCGCGGCGTTGGCCGGGTGCATTCCGCGTGAAAGACTGCGGCCAGGTCTCACTTTTGGTTTGGCCGGCGCGGGCTTTGTGCCGGCCTTTGGCTTGGCGGGTTTCTCGTTACCCTCTTTTGGCTCTTCGCCGGTGGCATCTTCCGGCGTTTCGTCCTCATTGTTGATTTCGCTCGTGCCCTGGCCACGAATATCGGTACCCAGCGCCAATCCCAGATCGTCGGCGAGTTCCTGTTCACGCGCCAGCTCCGTGTAAGTCTCTTCCAGATCACGGCCCACGCTGTTGAGGATGCTTTCGTGCGTTTCAAAGCCATTCTGCACGAGCAGAGTATTGGCCTGCACATCCTTGAGCGGATCAATCCACGGCCAGCGGCGCGGCTCCCATTTGATGGCTTCGCCGCAGAAGCGCTTGCGATCCGCAAAGGGCAGACTGATAGCTTGATTGAGCAGACCGGCGCCGAGCCACGCGTCAAAGATCGGCTCAGTCACATTGTCGATAAACGAGGTTTGCATCTCCATCCAAAACTCGCGAACCTCCATTTCGCCGATGCGCGCGGAGCTGAAGTTGACGCCGCTGAGATCATTGAAAAGCGAGTGATAGGGAACATTGAAACCGGATGCGATCAGGCGGCCCGACTGTTTGGTAAACGGATCGAAGGCGTCGGTGGGGTGCGAGGGCGTGTGATCTTTGAGCGTGGCTCCGGTGCCTGTGAGGTCTAGAGCGCTGCCAAAAGACAGGTCGATAGCTTTGGAGCCGTCGGCATTGATTCCGTCGCCTTCAATCTCATCCGCATCGGCGTCGGCATCTTTGGCGGTCTCAAGAGACATGACCATGGATGCGCCGATGCGCGCGGCGGCCAGCTCCGCCTGGAAGTATCCGTCAAGCATCCGTAACTGGCCCATGCCCGAGGCCATCCAAGGATACCCGCGCGTCTGGCCGGTGCGGTGGGCCACGATCCAATGGATGATCTGGTCAGCGGGCACGCGCACACGGTTGGATGAACCAAAAGACGCCTCGTATGGATTGCCTTGAAAAATGTGATAAGCTAACGGCTTTTGATTGGCGTCCACCTCGACGCCCATGCGGATCTGCACGCCGTCGGCGCGGCCCATGAGGTTGTAATTGTCGTCAAGTTGATCGGCGTCAATGAGCTGTATCTGGAATCCGAACGGGTTAACGGTTTTGGGCACGTATACCTTGCGGATAAGCTGCTCACCGTCGCGCCCTGTGTTCTCTGTGATGAGCCGTTGCACCTCGCGCCATGAGTAGCGGCCACAGACGGTGCAGGAACCTTTCTTGCCCCATTCACGCCACGCGCGGCGCAACTCCTCATTGGATTTGTCGTCGAGCCCGTTGCTCTGTTTGCTCTTGCGAACCTGGGCAACCTTGAACGCCAGCTTGACGCCGTGGCGGCCCGCAACATTGGCGCGCACCATGCCGAGGAACCGGGAAGCGATGGGCGAGTTGATGGCCTGATCGCGGGCGCGGGCGCGGAGCTTGCGCAGATCGATTTGCAAGTCCTGATCGGCGGAGCGCGAGGCGGAAGGCCAATCGACACTCATCCGGCTCTGCTTTGCGGCCTGAAAGCCGGAGTATCCATTGGACCCGCCGAGTTGAGCCAGGGTTGAATCGGAGGTGAGCGAACGCTTGCCCATGAACACATCGAGAGCGCCGCGAAATCTCGAGATGATACTGCGATTGATAGGTTCAACGTGTGCCATGCGGCTCCCTTACAGACTCGTTGTGAAGCGGAAACCGATCACGCGGCGCGGGGCGTACTCACCCTTGGCGCGGAGTTCGGCTTTGTATTGAGCGCGCCAGAACGAACGCTCTTTGATGAGATCGGCGCGGGGAAAACGGCGGAGCTGGCGGCCGTTAATCATGTACTCCGAAACACTGGGGTCGGTGTTGCCCAGGAGACACGCATTCACGGCATCGAGGTTTTTCTTGACATCGCTGCGCGTATCCACGGGGCCGGTGGCCTGGGCCAGGTTCGGCGTCACGATCACGTCTTGCAAGGGCAACGTGACTTGCTCACCGGCGGCCGTGGTGCCCGCAATGCCGATCAGGATAGCCACAAGCTGATAGGTATCGGCCTGGCATGAATTGGTCAGCGTTGCGGGAGCTTGAATGTCGAAGGATTGACCGTCGCTATCGGCGGTGATGGGCGGATTGGTGGCCAGCGTGCCATCGATCACAAAGCGGTTGTTCGCGCTGTTGAGGATGTACTTGAGCTGGTAGAGTCCGCTGGGATAATCGGGGAATACGCGCTCCCAATTCCAACTATCGCCAGCGCGGAGGTCGGTAGGCTCCAGCGGAATATCGGAATCGCAGAATTGGTTGATCGGCGTGGCTGGATTGAGTAAGTTACCCATAGGTTCACTATGGGCAAGAATGGCAATTTAGCGCTAATTTAGGCTGTTTAAGCATCTGTAGGCTTGTTGCTTTCCCACCCATCGCAAAGAGCGCGATGGATGGGGCACCCGGCGTTGGCAAGCATGGTTTGAGGGTCGCTCGATTCATCCTCGCGACATTACCTGCCTAAAAGCTCATCCGGCACATCGAAGAATCCGAGAGCGCCAGCGTTGACGTTAATTGAAATCAAAGGGATTTATATACATGAGTCCCTTTCAGTCCCAAGTCGATGCAACAGCATCAGGTTTACCGGGGTCTGTGCCCCAGTCAGGGTTCCAATTAGAGCGGATACTCATTGCGGTGGTGGAATCGCCGCCCTGCTCAACAAACCGAGCCAGCATCTCACGCATTGCCTGTAGTCCATCGCGGAATGCATCATCCATGCGGTCCTCAGTGAAACCGCGACCGTCGTCAATGTCTCCATCGTCGCCCCATGCCCCTAAACTCATAGCTTCACTTCGCTTTCTCTCCCGAGGGAGTCAAGTATGTAATTCCCAAATCAAAGGGTGCGGCCAAAGTTACGGAGCCGGGATGCGGCGGATGGCCGGCGGCGGACGGGGGCGGGCTTGGCTGCCTGGGTGAGTACCGCCGCCAGTTTCACGGACGTATCGGCTGTCTTCTGTGCCCAATCGGACGGCGTTTCGCTTGCGGCTGATTCCTGTACGGAGCCAATGTATTCCTCGGCGGGCGCGGGCGTTGGCATACCAGCGGCCTCGCGCTCAAGGCGGAGCTTTTCGGCGGCGCGGAAGAGGCTGCGGGCGATCTTGCGGAAGTTTGGCCGGCGAACGGAGACGGCGGCGCGGGCGTAGACGGCGCAATCAAGGGCCTCGTTACGCTCGCTGGTTTTTACCCATTGCATGGTGGTGTTGAAATCGCGGGTTGTCTTGACCAGTTTTTCAGCAGTGAGCTGGCGGAAATACTCACTATCAAGCGTGTTGCTGAAGTGTGTATATCCCGGCCCGCCCTGGGCGCTGTTGTGAATGCGCAGCGATGTGAAGACGTCCTCTTTGGCGGTGTCAACGCCCACGGTGTAGAGCAGCGACTTGTAAGGGCCGACGCGTGATCCCGAGGAGAGGAGCGGCTTGCCGATGCCAGCGCGGCCCATGATGGCGTGCCAGCGGCGCAGCTCGTGCTTGCGCGTGAACTCGTATACGCGCTCAGTGTGATGGCCGCCGGAGTCAATGAGCGCGGTGGCAATGCGCATGGTGACGCCGGAGCGGTGCTCCCACTCTTCCAGGAGATATGTGCGGAGCGCGGCCCAGGGGCTGGCCGGATCGGTATCCGGCAAAGATGGATCGCCGGGGAAGGCTTTGTGCTCGATAGCCCAGCGCTCATCGTCAAGGCCCCAGCCCCAGACGGTGCATTCCAGGCGATTGTCTTGCGTGTCCACGCCCGCCGTGAGCCAGAGAACGCCGCTGGGCAGCACGTCGCGCTGGAAGCGTTGGCGCTTCTCCAGTTCCGTCATGTTGGCGCCGGTGCCGCGAATCTCCCACGTCTCAGCCAGGTTCGTGTTGACGAAAACCTTCATGCGCTCAAGAGAGGTTTGCGCCTCAAGCCATTCGTGAATGAGCTTGAGCCAATCCACGACGGGAGAGTAAAGCGCGTTGAGCTGGAAGCCGGCCGTCTTGCCGTCGTGGCTCTCAGACGTGGCGCGCCACTCACCGCGGCGTATCATCTCGAACTTTTCAGACTCCTCGATGATGCAGCCCTGAGTGCAGACGTAGTGCCACTCGATCACGCGGGGCCGCGCGGTGGCGGCGGTGGGCTCAGTCTTCCATTGCAGCCGCTTCCATTCCAATACCTGCATCTCTCCGCAATGCGGGCAGGGCACGTAATACCTCCGCTTGTCGCTGGAGTCGTAGGCTTTCTCGATGCGGCTCAGGTTCTTGATGGCTGGCGTCGAGGCCATGATGATTTTGCGATTCCAGAAAGTCTGTGTGCGCTTTTTGGCTAAATCGGCGGGATCGCCCTCTGTGCCGGCGGACTCTTCCCAACGGTCAACCTCATCCATCTCAACAATGCGGATGGGCATGGAGCTGAGACCGGCGGGCGCGTTCGACCCGGCCATGACCAGGACGCCGCCGAGAAATTCCTTATTGAGAAGCGTGTTGCCGGAGTCACGCGAGCGCGGCGAAGGAAAGAGCTTTTTGAGTACAGGCGTGTCGCGAATCATTTTGGCAACGCGGTTTTTAGAAAATTTTTCAGCCTCACTCAAGCTGGCCTGAACGAAGAGAATCGGAGACGGCTCCCAGTGGGAGTAGTATCCGACGGTGTTGAGCTGGATCTGCGTTTTGCCGGACTGCGCGCACATCATCAGCGCGATGGTTTCAATTTCCGGATCGGTAATGGCATCCATGATGCCGCGCTGATATTCGGCAAACGAGGTTTGGAACTTGCCGGGGAAGGCTCCGGACTCTTTGGGAATGTAGGCGTAGCGGTCGGACCATTCGGAGAGCGTGAGAGCATCCGGCGGCCGGTAGAGCTTGAATGTGCGGTTGGACGCCGCGCCCAGGGCGGCAAGGCCCTCCGCGGAGGTTTGATAGAGCACGCGCGCGGAGGTCATACGGCCAACACCTCTTGCGCCAGGCGCTGTGCGGCAATCTCACAGTACCGCTCTTCGCGCTCAATGCCGATGGCAGAGAGGCCCAGGAGCTTGGCGGCCTCAAGCGTGGTGCCCGACCCCATGAACGGATCGAGGATGGTGCGAACGTCGGCCGGTGCCTGGCGGATTGCCCACGTCATCACAGAGAGTGGTTTCTGTGTGGGGTGAACGCGAACATCTTTGCAGCCCGGCGCTACGAGAAATCCGTTCCACCGATAAGCGATGCGGCGGACGCTCTTATCGAGGTTTGTCCAGGCAAGCTCGCAGTCGGCAAAGTCGGTATCGCCGCGGAGCTTGTCCCACACCAGCCAGCACTTCGAGGGC